CTGGAGTTTTTCGTGTTGCGACCATAGGGGTCACAACCACTCGCGGCGGTAACCGGCCGCGGGTGCGCGCTTTGCGTAGAAGCTTCTAGGTTACTCTTCAGTTTAAATGGCGCGGGCCCGACCGCGCCAGCTCCCCGTCGTTGGCAAGGAATTAACCTTCGCCACAATGTCTTGGAGTAGAAGAGGAAAGACAAGCTTGAGAAGGTAGATCTCCCAATTAACAATCTGCTAAAGACCTCTGGTGAACAGGGGCTGAGATCTTGGGCTCCACAGCCCAAGGCTACCCGAGAGAATTAAGCTATTAAAACTCGGGTCGATTAATCTAATTAGCAACCCATAAACCCCACGGCGGGGGTGCGGACGGTGGCCTCTGGCGGTGACCAGAGAATCCGAGACTGACGGATAACCACTATGGAATGGCGGGGCTCCACGGCATTGCAATTATGCGATGTATTAAACGTGAGTGTCCTGCGCCCGCAAGGGCCTAAGCTAAATATTACCCGACGAACTAAAACTCACATGGCCAAGTGCACCATCACGCTGGAAGGCGTGGGGAAGGGAGTCGGGATCGTATGAAGTGGATGCATCGCACATCTCGCCACTAGTGTATTCAACACTTGCTATGGTCGAGCGAGACCACAAGTGTTGTTCTGGGGGGAGTTATAATTATGACTTCTCATTCCGAACAACGCATTTATAAATCGTCCGAGCCTTTCGACTGGGGTTCCGACGATTCAAAGCTACAGTCAACCAAGAACCCGGGGGGACAACCCGGCAAAAATTCCGCGCAGACGTTTGGGCACGACCGGCTCGGCGGGGCAAGTGACGCAGCTTTGCCCCGGCCTCATACGGTCGCACCCGGGCTTTTGCTTCGTGCCCCCCGCGTGTCCAAGCCCGGACGCGTGCGTCGGCGCGCCGCGTCTGAGGGCACTCAGGCTCTCCTCGCCAGCGACGGGGTTGAGCGTAGGAGTACGCCCCGGCCTGCGGCTTTGGTGGGCTGCGGGCCAGGCACCATGGTCGTCTACAAGGCCGGGGGACGGTCGGCAGCTCCTTCATCGGGCCGTCGTAAGAAGCAGGGACCAGTGGGCACGATGTCTGATGCTTTCACCAGCGCCATGAACCGCGAGGTGGCTAAGGCAGTTAAGCAAACCGCCAAGGCTGCTACACGCACCGCAGGTTCCTTCATGTCCCAGCAGTCTCAGGGACAGTCGGCCAGCCGCTCGAGCGCTTCGAGGCAACGGCGCCCAGCCAGCTTGTCCAGCGGTAGTGGCGGCGGCATAATGGGATCAGCGACGTCGAAGGATGCCATCACGAGCCGCAAGAGCACGTTCTCATTAGTGGTAGGACCGGCCGCAGCGGGCTTCCAGGTGTTGTATGATGTCGAGCTCACGCCTGCCGACACTTCCTTGTTCCCGGGACAGTCGTACTTGGCGAACGTCCACGACCGGTACATAATGGAGTCTCTCACGTTCAAATATTCGCCGAATGTTACCCCGTACACCACCCCGAACGGCAAAGTGTGGATGGTGTGGTACGCCGACGCGAACACGAACACTCCGAGTGCGCTAGTCGAGATCGAGTCGGTCCCGAACAAGACCACGTGCGTTCCGTACCAGTCATGTTCACTGTCGATTCCTGCTTCCGGGGTCCTGGCGACCAGCACGAACACGTCCGTGGTGGACTTAGCCAATTCGAGGTGCCATGGCAGACTCGTCGTCATTGCAGACTGTGATGCCGCGTCCACCAACATGGGCTTGCTCCACGTGTCTTCTCGGATCAAGTTCATGGGGTTCCACCCACCCGTAGACGCGCCGGCCGCCAACGTGGTTTCTGCTTTCCTCCAGATTAACCGCGGAGCTAAGCCATTGCTGGCGTCGACGACTACCGGGGACCTTTACTTTCCCGGGAGCGCGGGCGTGGGAGTGCCTCAGGTGCGGCAGAACACCGGAGTGTTCAGCACAGCCTCGGCGACCTACGACGCGGCGACCAACATGTTCGGAGTGGCGTTTGACACGACGGGCTTGCCCTTGGGCACGGTCATCCAGATGACGAGGATGGCCGGCAAGGAACAGCAGAACTGCGACTATTCATCCACCAAGCATTGGGTTGAAGGCGGCGCGGGCGCTGATCCGATGCTCGACGGGGGGTGGTCGGACCTGGCCGGCAATCTCGCTAACGTGTCCATGATGCCGTTTGGGGCCGCTCCAGGCCACTCATCCGTGAGCATGCCGCGTAACCCGAAGTACACTGCGTCGGCGGTGTTGGGCAACCAGGTCGCCACAGTTGTCACCTACATGCTGGTGGTGTCTCAAGGGTTGTGCGCGGTCGAGTGCTCTGCCCCTTGCAGCGCTTATGATGGGACGCCGGCAGCCGAGTTTGATGACTGGGGCTGGTCAGTCGGGCTTTCGCTGGCCGGTTTGGACGTTGTAGCTGCCAAGGAGGAGCTCCAGGCGCGGTCCTCGACCAAGAGTCAGCTCAATTGGGCTGATTACCGGGTCAAGGCCGCTCCGGGGGTGGCTCCGAACACCAATCCCATTCCGTACGGGGTGCTTCCTGGAGCCCGGAGTAAGAAGGTCGAGGGCGAGCCGTCTGGTGCGTCGGACGGATCCGGTGGGGGCCAGCCAGCCTCCGCCCGCGGTCCTTGGGACGGGCCTTCAGGCGGCGAGGACGATGCAGACGACGCTGCCTTCCAGGAAGCCGTTTACGCCCGGGCGGGTCGGGAAGTCGCGCGCGCGAACGGCGTCATACCGGCACCGTTGCGTGGGAACGGCGGCAACTGGACACTGCCGCCGCTAGCGTCCGGAACCGGCGGGTCTTGGTGGGAAGGCGCCACAACCGCCGCGGCCGAGACCGTGGCGTGGGCCTCCGGGCTCATACCCATACCTTCGTTGGAAAGGGTGCGGGACGTCGTCGCTGCTTATTTTTTGCAGAGGCAGACGGCAGCTTTTGAAGCGGGCTTTGAGGCTTACATGGTCTCAGCCGGGCACGAGGGCGTGCTGTACAACACTAGCATTAACGCGCTAGAAGGCCCTGGATTGGCGGCTTTCCAGGGTTTTTTGTTGAACAGTACTGTCCCCGAGCTGGCTTCATCGTTACCAGCACCCCTTTCAGGCTGCTCCGGCAAGTTTGTGACCAACGCAGTGATCCATGGCGGTCAAGGCGGCAAGTCTAAGCAAACCGGAGCGCCTCTCGCGCCTCTTCCCAAGATTGAAGTTCTTGAGAAGAAGGCAGCCATCGAAGCTCAAGCCCGCGTCACTAAGGAGAACTTGGCGCTAGCTTATTTGATGGCGAGAAACAAGAAGGATAAGAATGCGGTCGATGCCAAGTGCCGCAACTTGGGCGTTACCGCCGCAGAACCTGGGCCCATCAAGAGCCACAAGGAAGCGCGGTTGGCGATCGTGCCCGGGAAGTGGCTGGACCCGAAACCTCAGTCCGCTGCTGTGGCTCAGAAATCTAAGAGCAACGATCAGCGGGCAGAGGAACCCGGGTCCCGCGGCACCGGAGACCGTCGCCGCTCAGAGCCGGCGTCGGGACGTCCGGACGCGGCCGAGGGGGGCAAAGGCGGCAAAGGCCAGCAGGTCGTTAAGCGGAAGAAGACGCGCCGCAGCGGCCGGGCAGGCAAGCCGGAGTCTGGTAAGCCAGAGTTGCCCCGGCCTCATTCGGTCGCCCAGCTTGGCGGGGCTGGTGACGCGGCTTCGACTAGCGGGTCGGACGGTTCAAGCGGATCCATGGACGACGTGTTTTCGGACGACGCTAGTAACGCGTCGTCCGGGGTCACGGGCTCCTCCGAGTCCGGAACCGGCTCTGAGCCGAGCGAGGCCGGTGGGGGCGACGGTGACGACGATTACGACTTAGGCAAAGCGGCCAGGGAGATATCGGCGCGCATCCGCGAAGTTTCTAATTTCGCGGACGCTGTCGACGGGTCCCGGCTGTTTACGCTGGAGTCGTTGTTTCACCCTCCCGCCCACGAGGTCAGCTCCTTGGCGTCTGGCGAAGGTCGATTGAACGTCCGATTATTGAAGGAATGGTTCGTTCGCGACTACGTCCAGCGCCCAAGTCCGGATTACGGGGTCTTCAACCAAGGTGGAGATCCCATATGCGGATTAGCGGCTCTGTGGGTCGCCGGAGGCGGCACTTTCACAGGCAAGAGCGGGGAAGAGTTTTTGCAGTCAGCACTCGAAATGGTCGGAGGACTTAATTGGGGTGCTGTCAGCATTGACACGATAATGCAGGAGGTTCACGAGGACGTGGATTTTCCTTCTCTCCGCCAAGCTTGTGGCGCCACCGTCGGCATGACCACCGTCCTTAAGCCGGTTTGCGAAGCGAAGGGGTACAATTTTGCGTGCGTGTCGCAAGATTGGGCCACTGCAGCTAGGCGCAAGTTCGTGCGCGACGGGCTCGCCGGTTTTGGAGGCGATCCGGGAGCGGTGGTCATGGGCCACGCCGACAAGGCTGACGAGGATTGGAGCGTGGTCACCGCCCATGTGCTCAACACGGTTAGTTCCGATAAGGATCCACGGCGACCTTGGGCCCTGTTAGTGCACACAGAGGCCGGTTATGGGCACTATGAGTTGGGCGTCCCTCGTGGCTCGGATTCCCCGGAGGGTAGTCGTGTGCTGGGTGATTGTTTCGCCATCGCTAAGTGGCGAGACTACAGCGAGTTCACGACTATGTCGGGGCGCGGGGGTCACCGCAGTATCGTGGACGCGTTGGTCCCGGAACTGTGGACCCGGTTCCGCAGTTCTACGGGCGCCGAAACCGTCCAGCTCGAGGTGCAGACGCGCGAGTCGCTCGGTCACCGCAACTCGTCGGTGCGGGCCATCAACTTTGGTTTGGACACGTTGACCACTCAGTCAGCCACGGTCCACATCAGGTTGACAGCTTACGTGGACGGGATTGAGGAAGTCCACGAGGTGGCCGTAGACAAGTGCTTGCTCATCACGTACATCGAGCGCGTACTTAGGTGCAGGGCCGCCGGGCGTGACGAGGAGACCGCGAAGACAATTCTGTCAAGTTGCGCCGGGGCTAACATCAACATCGGCATGCGGGTGTCGTCCATGAAGATCCCCTTGCTGGTGGACATGATTGGCATCGAGCAGTTCGGCCAGTTCAGTGCGCAGAACTTCGAAGATGAGGTCGCCGGCGGAGGGTCCGTCGGGGTCCCGCTCACTGTGCGGTACACCGTGAGCGGGGCTTTCGAGTGGTTCCTGTCCGTGGTCTCCATTGCGGCGGTTTTGGCGGGGTTCTTCCGGGCGACAGAGGTCAATCCGTGCGGGCCCATCGGCGCGGCCATTGTGTGCGTGGCGGTAGCGGTGTTTTGGTGGTGGCCTTTGCAAACGTGGTTGCCTTTTCGCAGGCGGTACATCGGGCGAATGTCCCGCTTGCACCGTCATCCAGCGGGTATGCCGGGCTCTCGCGACTTGGGCCAATTACCCGCGTTCGCCGGGCCCCCGACTGTTCCTTTGCCTCACGTTTCTCCAGCCGTGGCCGGATTACAGGGCGTTGGTCAGACGGACCCCGACCTTCTCGCGATCGGCGTCACCGAGCCGGTGGGGCCGCTCAAGCCCCTGAACTTGCCGCGTAGCGTCACGGAGGGGGACGACGCCATGTTCTTGGACGGCGAGAAGATAACGGCCAGCATGGTGGAGAAGTTCGCCTTGGACCTGTCCATGTTTTTGCGATCCGCCAGGGGCTTGGTGCCGTTCCTTTCAGTCATGTACGACGAGCGGGGACGGTATTACGCGGACCCGCTGAAACTGGTGCTGCGGTTGTCGTACACCAAGACCGGGGTCCGGCTCAACCGTAACAAGCAGCTCTTCCTTCTGCGGTGCAAGGCCACGTCTTGCATGGACACCTTCGGGCATTACCCCATCGTCGGGGAGTTTTGCGCGTGGGTTTTCCGCCAAACGGAGAGCGCGGTCGAGTTCAAGTCGTGGCGCAGGTACGTTGACACTTGGAAGAAGGAGCACTTGATCCGCTTGCGGTCTCGGTGCCCTGTGGTGGTCAAGGTGGACTGGGAGCAGAGGTGCGTGTTGGCAGAGGGGATTGGGGAGATCGAGCCCATACCCGTCGCTGTCCAGCTCGCAGCGGAGGAGAAGATCCGAAAGGGAGACATGTCGTTCGTGGACTTGCTGCGGGACTCCCCGCACTTCTTCCCGGCTCTTGAGAGCGGCACTTTGTTGAGCACTTCCCTCGAGGCCCCGTTGCCGGTTGATCCCCCGAGCCTTAAGGATTTCTTGACGGTATTGGACAGTCCCGCCGCGGGTTCCAGGAAGTGCCGCGTCGAGGGGCTGGGATCCGCGCCGGAGAAGTCTTCTTTCGTCAGCCCATGCGTTTTCTCGTGGTCGGTCGACGACCGGAACTTGCAGGTCTCCAAGTTTGAGGCGGCCCTTGCCAACCAGTTGGACGGGTCCGGCAACCGCCTCGAGCGAGTCCTACCGTCGGCAGCGGTTCTGAACTGCGGCCAGCAAGTTCCCGTCGCCGGATTCCCACTGGGGCCCTTGAAGTCGGTCGAAGGCGATTTGGGCGCCGAGTTGATCACCTCGGGCTCCACCGTCACGCTGGCGGCGGCCATTGTCTCGCGGCAGATGTCGAAAGCCATAGTCGGCTCACATTCTTGCCACGAGCTGTCCGAGTTGGAGCAGGTGTTCGTTCGCCGCACTCTTCCTGTCCTCGAGACGATGTGTTTGCTCTGCGCCGATGCTCTTCATGAGGTGGTCGAACGCGACCCGGTGGAGTTCTTCACGGAGCATTACGTCCCTCTGAAGGGCCGCACGTGGGTCGACGCGAAGGTCGCTGACTACGAGCGGTACAAGGCCGGGGAGATGGGCTCCCGAGAGAAGAAGATCTATTTGTCCCGCCGTTCTTTTGTCAAGTGCGAAGGGAACACTAAGATCTCCATCGTCAAGGGGCGCCGGACCGCCACTTCGCGGCCGCGAGCCATCATGATGATGAACGACGTCCAACTTATCGAGCAGTGCCAGTCCGTTGTGCTGTTCGGCGTGTTCAACCGCGAGGTTGGGCGTCGTTTTCAGAAGAAGGCCGACAACCCGGAGGAGTTCAAGGAGCGTGTTACCGGCATGCTCTACCGAGCCTCCACCGTCACGTCACTCGATGTGTCCGCTTTTGAAGCATCCGTGAGCCCGGAACGCAAGATATTTGAGCATTACGCCGCCACGCGGTTGTGCCAAATTGCAGGGTTCACGCGGACGCTGAAGTCGCTGCAGAGCAGGTGGGCAGAAGAACAAGTGCTCATCAACGCGGGCGGACTCATATTTCGCATAGAGTCCCGCCTGAGCGGCGATTTCGAAACATCTTTCGGCAATGGAGTGCTGATGTTGAGTTTCCAAAAGATATTGATTGACATGTCTAATGATGCAGGCTTGTGCGCAGAGATCATGAACGCTTCGGCGAACGTTGATCCTGCTTGAGCGGGTTGTTGACGCCCTGGCGTCCGACCGGTTCAGCACAGCTTGCGTGGAGAGCGAAATAACGCTCCCCTGGTCCGCGGGTACCAGCCACCAAACCCCCATCCGCCGTCCAACAGTTCCGG